GATTATTAGAGTTTAGAAGATAAACTAAAGAATAATGAAATTTTAGCCAAGAATGATTTTTTAAAACTTATCGCGGCGGCCTATATTGTAAGTGGTAACATTCAGGATAAAGTTAATGCTTATGAAAAAGTAATTAAAATGTATAAACTCGATATTATTCCAAAACTAGGCCGTATCGTAAACGAAGCAAATACGGAAGAAGAAATTCAAAAACTTACTCATGAATTATTACAAGTTGAAAAATCTAATACTTGACTAAAATCAAAATTCATGATATAATATATACAGAAAGAGGGAAAAAGAAATATTCCCTCAGACAGCCCTAAATTAAAAGGGAAAAAGTAATAGATAAATACTTGACAATTGAATAAAAATCTGATATAATATGTATATAAAGTGGAGCGGAAAACCGAATAAGAATAAACGCACTACTTTGATATAAAATAATAATAATAATTGAATTAAAAGGAGAATGATGTATTATGACCCCTAATAGCGAACTAGTATTAAATTATTTAAAGAAGAATTACAATCAAGAATTTACCAAGAAAGAAATTGCTGATGCTCTTGGAATTTCCGTTCCTGCCGTGACTGGTTCTATTAATGCCCTAACTAAGAAGGGTTATGCCTCTATTACTCATACTGATGAAGTAGTAGTATCCGAAGCCACTGAAACTCGTAAGGCTCAGATTAAGATGGTTCCTTATCACACTCTAACCGAAGCTGGTCTATCTTATGACCCCGTAGCTGAGGAAGCTGAAAAGCTGGCTGCTAGGGAAGCTGCTAAGGCCGCTCGCGCCGCAGAACGCGCTGCTGCTAAGGCCGCAAAGGAAAACGCCTAATTCAATAAATGAGGGCGATTCCCTCATCGGGAATCGCCTTTTTGATTATTTGACAAATAATAAAATTTAATGTATAATAAATAAAAAGAAAAATAGGAGAATGAATAATATGAAAAATATTTTAGAACAAGCAACAAATAAAATTAATATTGTAGGAAAATTATTAGATACAACTTTTAATCATGGTACAACCAAAACTGGTCAGCCTTATGAGCGCGCAAACCTAACCATTCGTGTATCCCAGACTTTTAATGGTCAAGATGAAGTAAGTGAAATTCCTGTAAGTATGTTTGCTTCTTAGTTTACTAATAGTGGTAATCCAAATCCTGCTTATCAGAGTATTCAGGAATTAAAGAAAATGCAGACTGCGCAGAATGTAGGCATTGACGCGGCAGATACTATTCGTATTAGCAATGGTAGTCTTCGTGAGAATAATTTCGTTTCTCGTAATGGTCAGCTCGTAAATGGATGGCAGATTAATGCTTCTTTTATTAACAAGGGATCAACTGCGGACGTAGCTTCTTTCACAGAGGATATTTTCGTAATGGATATGCACGATGAAGAAGATCGTAATCATGAGCCAACTGGTCGTTTAGTAGTTAAGGGTGGTATTGTTCAGTATAATGGTAAGTTAGATGTTGTTGAATTTATCGTAGAAGGCTCTGATAAGATTGATTATATTGAACGTAACTGGAATGTAAATGATACAGTAACTGCTCGTGGTCGTGTTCGTGTAACTTCTGTTGAAGTAAAGAGTAGCGGTAAGGAAGGTTCTTGGGGTGAAGAAATTCCAGAAGAAACCACTCGTATGATTCGTGAACTAGTAATTACTACCGGTAGTGATGAAGGTAAAGAAGAAGAATTTGCTTATGATCCTACCGACATTCGTAAGGCTTTTAAGGCCCGTCAAGCTGAATTAGAGCAGCTACAAATTGATGCAAAGAAAGGTGCTGCTCCAAAGGCAGCTCAGCAAACTGCTCCCGCGGCTACTCCTTCTAAATATGACTGGGAATAATTTCCCAGTCATACAAGGAGGATTAAAGTATGGCGAATATTGATATATTTACTCTTGAGCCTAGTAAAATTTCAAGAGACTTAAAAGGAAAATTTCTACTAATTTATGGACTTCCTAAGACTGGCAAGTCAACTTTTGGCAGTCAGCTTCCTCGTTCTTTATTTCTTAATTTTGAGCAAGGTACTAATGCTCTTGCAGGTATTCGTAGTGTACCAATTCTTCGATGGACAGACTTCAAAAAAGTTCTAAGTCAATTACGTAAGCCACAGGCGCGCGAAATGTATGATAGTATTGTTGTAGACACTGCTTCTATTGCTTGGCAACTTTGTGAAGAGTATATAAAGTAGCGCGAATCTGTTGATTCAATACGCGATATCCCTTGGGGATAGGGATGGAACATGTTGAAAACTGAATTTTCAGAATGTTGGCGTGAAATTACACTATTGGGCTTTGGTATTCTATTTATTGCTCATAGTAAAGAAAAGCCAACGGAAATGCGTGATGAAGATGGCAATACCATTTCTGCTGTCTGCCCTGACCTTCCTAATAATGCATATACAATTATTAATAGTATCGTAGACATTATTGGATATTTACAAGTTCAAATGAATCCTGATGGTAGCTCAGAACGTTATTTATACACTCGTTCAACCCCAACTGTGTTTGCCGGTTCTCGTTATCAATATTTGGCTCCAAAAATTAAGTTTGGTTATAATGAATTAGTTAATGCTATTGGAGATGCTATTGATAAAGCAGTAGAATTAGATGGCGCGCAGGTAACAGATCATACTGAAATTGCACAAGTTAAATCGCGTCCATTTGCAGAAGTAATGGCGGAAGCCAAACAAGTATGGAGTAAGTATTTAGATACTGCCACATCAGATGAAGAAAAAGATCAAAAACTCAATATCATGCGTGATATTATCAAAAAAGTTTTTGGCACTGATGAGTTCAAACTTAGCCAAGCGGTTCCTTCACAGGTAGATCTAGTAGAATTATTTATAGACGAAATGAATGATTTAATGTAAATTACATATAAGCCCGCAATAGCGGGCTTTTTTATTGACTTTTTTTGAAATTTATGCTATAATGATTATAGAAAAAGTATTGGAAGTGAGAATATGGTTAAAACTCTAACTTGTTATGGATGTAAAGAAAAGTTTCCAAGAGAAGAATTAGTAGGATATGCAGGGTTTAATGCTCAAATTCCACATAACTATTGTCCTAATTGTTTGAAGGAAAAACAATCACGTGAAAAGTTTTCAATAGAAGTATGTAAAATCTTTGGAATGAAAAAACCATCTGCTCAAATTTGGACGGAACGTAAAAGATTAATTGATGCGGGTTATACTGATGCAACCATTATAGAATGTTTAGACTATGTTTATAATGTAAAAAAAATAAAGAAAATAAAAGAAACATTATATTTTGTAAATGCAAATACTGTAGAAGAATTAAAAAAATATAAACAACAACAAGAATATAAAAATCAACAAATGGTAAATGCTATAAAAACTAAAATGATTGAGCATGTTGTAACCGTAAAAGAAAACACTTCAACTGTTAAGAAAAGTTGGGACCCAGATTATTGGTTAAATATTGATTAAGGGGAGATTGAATTGACGTTATCTGATAAAGTGGCATATCGCCAAATTATCGGCAGTCTTATGCACAATCCACTTCTTTTTTTAGAATTTACAGATATACTTCCAACAGATTTTGATGTTCATGTAGCACGTATTTGCTTTATTATTATTCATAACTTATATGAACAAGGAATACAGTCTTTAACTCCTATTGAAGTAGATCAAGAGGTTGATAAGCATGAAAATAGTGCTATTGAATATAAAAAACAAGGTGGATTAGATTTTTTAAAAACGGCATATGAATTTGCCGAGCCAAGTAATTTTGAATTTTATTATACTCGCTTAAAAAAGTATTCATTATTGCGTAGATTGAAAAAAGAGCAATATGATATAAGCGAATTTTATATAGATGATAAAGATATAGATGATCCATTAAAAGCCGTGGCAATTCAAGAACATTTTGATAATGCAACATTAGAAGATATTTTAAATTCAGTTGAAGGAAAATATAATTTAATTAGAAATGAGTTTTTAAATGGCGGACAAAAGAAAGGAAATCCAGCAGAAGGTATTTTTGAATTAATTGATAATTTACAGAAAGCTCCAAATGTAGGACCGAGCTTGGAAGGAAAAATATTCAGTTCAGCTTGTCGTGGGGCACGTGAAGGCTGCTTCTTTCTGAAATCTGCCAGTACAAACGCTGGAAAAACAAGAACCTCAGTATTTGACGCTTGTAAATTAGCTTATCCTATACACTGGTCACATGATCAAAATACATTTGTTGAAGAATTGTCAGGAAAAACAGGAGAATATCGTACTCCACGAAAAGTGTTATTTATAGTAACGGAAATGGATAAAGAAGAAATATAGACCATTATGTTAGCTTATTTATCTGGTGTAGATGAAGATCATATTCTAAGAGGAGATTATCAACTTGAAGAATTAAGTCGCGTAAAATATGCGGCATCAATTATTGAGAGATATAAAGATTATTTTATTATTGAAGAAATTAGTGATCCAAATCTTACAAATATTGAAGCTACAATAAGAAAGTATGCTACAATTGACGAAATTAAATATGTATTTTTTGATTATATCCATACAACCGCGAGTATGATGTCTCAATTTAGTAAAAATGGACTACGCGAGGACGTAGTATTAATGTTAATGGCAAATCAATTAAAGCAAGTAGCGAAAGACTATAATGTATTTATTTTTTCTGCAACGCAAGTCAATGCTAGTGCTATGTTGGATGATGGAAGTTTTAAAAATGAAGCTTGTATAAGAGGTAGTAAGGCAGTAGCAGACAAAGCAGATATGGGATATGTAATGACGCGAGTTAGTGAAAAAACTTGGAACTCATTACTGCCGACATTAAAATTGGCCGCAATGAATGGATTAATAGATCCAATATATGTAGACGATATTAATTTGCGGCCAACGCATATTTTAGATATTTATAAAATGCGTCGTGGGCGTTATAAAAATGTTAGAATTTGGTCGCATATTCATTTGGGAACCGGTTACAGAAAAGATTTATTTATTACAAACGCAGACAACCATCCAATCGGAAATTTTATAGACATTTTTTCTTCTGAAATGGAAAAACCAATTAATTTTTGGCGCGATGATATAAAGGAGAAGTAACATGATAAATACGCTTAGCGGTCAAGATTCAGAATTAGAATTAATAGAGGTAGGAAAAAAAGACATAATTGATTCAATTACTTTACAGGATGTAAAAGTATTTCTTGAAAGTTTGGGCGTAGATCAAATAGATA